GTCGTCGCGCGAATTTTGCGCGGCATTCCCCTAATCGTCGAACGCGAGCACGAGAACATGCTCTTATAGCAGTCAGGGCTCGGCCAGTTGGTCAATTCTTCCCAACCAATCCATGGATAGGCATGGCCGTGATAATTGTCATAGTCACTGCGGACGTTAAAGTGCGCGAAGTAGAGGCGCTCGCCGGTCGGCCACTCCCACATCGTTTTCACTTCGTTGTATATCGCATCTGGCCAGATGCGCTTAATCCATTTCTTCGACTTCTCGATGATGTCGCGCAACTGCGGATGGGTTTGCCGAAACAGTATGCCCTTCCACTCAGCGCCCCATCCCTTGCCGATCTCTTGGCAGAAATCCATGATGAGGGCGTCGGTCTTGCCCGGGCCACGAGTGCCCTCATACAAAACCTCGACCGTGGTGTCCGCTAGAAAGAATGCCTGCGAGCCGGGTTGAGGTGCCCAAGCGACTTGCCTGAGGACGTTGTTTGCGTCGCGCACGTAGGGGATATATTCTCCCCTGATGTTCTTGTATTTCTCAGCGACGCCCGTGATCTCAAACATCTTCGTCATCGCCTTCTTCGAAGACGATATTTGGACGACCCAGCTTGCGGAATTTCTCCTCGGCAGTATTGAGATCGGCTGGCGCTATCGCGCGCATTGGCACGACAAGCACGCCGCCACGCACATTCATATCGACGGTTGCCTTGTTGCCGTATACTTGAGGCTTGCGGCTCTTGAGGATGAACATCGCAAGGTCGGGGTCCATCTTCCAAATCGTCTCTGGCACTGGAGCGCCGAACTTGTCTAGTAGATAATTCTCAGGGACATACTCAGCGAGCCCAAGCTCACGAGACGTGGCGAGCAATTCAGGGTCGTACTTGTACTGCACTCGCCCCTGATAGCTCAGCGTCTCACTGTAGCCTGTCGCGCGTTGGATGGTAATGGCCTCGACCTTTTCGACGCCAGCAAGCATCGAGATGTCCCACGCTTCGTGAAACCTGATCGAGTTGTCCTCCGTCCCGTTCTCATCGTCGTCGCCTATAGCGATATCGAAACCATCCCCCGGTGCGCCTTCGAACGATTTCTGGAGCCAATACTTCAACGTCGTGTAGCTGATGCCAACGCGGCGCGCGACATCAGCGCCCACGGGCATTTCAGCCGCATAGGATAGGCATCGACCAAGACGTTCTGGGGTATTGAGTTTTGCGGCGCGCTGTACGGGATAGGAGCGCGAGCGTTCTAGGAGGGCTTGGCTGGGCCTAACGCCGGGCGGTGCCGCGTCAACTAGGTTCTCTGGCGGGTCCGCAACTGGGGCCGGGCCGAGGAGGTCATCGATATCATCGTCGCCGCTCATGCGGATATTTCCTTTTGTGCATCGCTCATGCGATGGGGCGGGCACATGCTCGCCACGTTTTATACGCAGAAGCGCATAATCTCAGATTATGCGCGTTTGCGTATATTCGAGCAGCGGGTTTTATCCCCGCTGAAAAGATTTCGGGTTGGCCGGGACACTCGACTTGCGGACGTTGCCGGTGGGAAAATCGATCTTGTCGTTACGGGCCTTCATGCCCGGATGAGCCGCATACTGCTCCGCGCTCACTGCGCGGGTCTGAAAGTTCGCGCCTTCGCCGGGCTTGTCGGTAATGCTGACATCTGGGTCGGTCTTGATGCCAAAGTCACGATCCATAACGGTACGCTTGCCGGGAAGATCGCTCGATGCGCCCTGATAGCCATTTTGGCCGTACGCATTTTTGGCCTTCTCGTGCGAGCCGACGAACTCCGTCCCCGCCTCTCCTGCTTCTGCCATGTGGTGTTACCTCTGTTAGCGACCGAGGTTGGCCGCTTCCGTGAGAACCTTCTTGCCGAGTTCGCCATTTACGGACTGGCCGTTGGCGTCTTTCATTCCCCACGAGGACTTGATCGGACCTTGGCCGAGGACCTTGGCGGTCGGCGACGGATCGAGCGGGTTCGGAGCGCCAGCATCCGGTGCGCCATCAGGACCATGACCGACAACGCCGGTCACTTCACCGATGCGCGAGCGCATTCCGCCCTTAACCGGGAACTTGGTCTGGGTCTTCTTAGCCGCTCCATCGCGCGCAACGTTACTCGAAGTCTGATCGACCATACCGGGATGATTGGCTACCATGATTTTTATCCTCGTGCGGAGATGTGATTTTCGCCGCTAAGCTTACTAGTCTTAACAGCGTCAAACAACTGGCAATCTTCTCACGTAGGGATAGTATCTATTCTGCCAACAGAGACCGCGTATTTTCTACGTCGATAAGCAAGATACTTCGGGCTGCTACGGTACTTCTTAGTCCATGTTTTTCTCGCAGGCTTATCGCGCCTGTTTCTATCATTGCGACGGCGACACTCAATAGTCAAAGGATTTTTCGTGCGTCGCCTATACGCGCCTTCTATCCCTGCCGGAGAGTTTCGAGATCGAACATTTCTCTCGAAACCAAGTGGGCTAGAATTATACCGCTTGTACGCATCACATAGAGATTTCCTTCCACGAGGCGTACAACGGTAGGCTTTTACACATCCTATGCAGCCCGAACTTGAGACCCAGCGTCTAGTCACATGACCATGCGGGCAAGGCTTGCCGGTGAAGTACCATTTACGACCCTTAGCTTTGGCAGCTTTTCGTGAGATCGGCTTCATATGACATGCGCCTATACCGCTGACAAGAGCTTGTCAAGATGAGCCTAGCGGACCTCCCGGCCCGACCGCTCCCGTTGTAGGCGGTCCGTTAGCTCCCGGAGCCGAGCCCGAGCCCGGACTACCCGGCATAACCTGAGCACTGTCAGAAAAGGACGGAGGATTGCTTTTGGGATGACCATTGCCAAGGTGATCAGCCGCCTCATCGTCGGAGACTTCCGGCCCTTCGGCCCATGCGGACCCGCCCCCGCGCTTTTGATGGTGACGATGCGCCATGAATTATTCTCCCGTTCCGTGTGTTTCGATCTCGCGCCCATTTTTCAAATCCCAAATCGCTTTTTGATTGTGGGCGATGCCGGTCTTCACGGCCTCGTCGCGGTTTCGAATGTTGTGGGACACGTCGAGATAAATTTTGCTTGTGCCGGGTTCTTGCCAGCGTCCGATGTGCGCGTTCGGATCAGACAGCGCAGCCGAATGCGCGTTCGCGTAGTTGGAAATAATCTCGTCGGCCTGCGGACCTCGAAGCGCCGAAGCATCAACTATTTGCGTGTGCCCGGGTATCGAAACCATATAGCCGGAGGTCGGCGATGTGCCGTTCGATGGCTTGACCGAGCCGTCGCCTTTCACTAACTTTCCGACGACAGCCGGATGCACATTGACCTTGAGACGATCAATGCCGCTGTTGTGCGCGTTGCTGCCGTGACCGAGCGCGTCTTTCATTTTCCGCGCTTTCGGAGCTTATCGATTTCGCGCTTGGCACTAGCGAACCCGGCATGCGGCGTGTTCGGGTATTTCGTGGCGAAGTCTTTCAGCGCCTCGGGTGAGCCCCATGCGTGGCCCTGATCGTTGAAGTGTGCTCGCTGACGATCTTCGTCGGCAACCCGGCTCTTGACCGTATCCATAGCGTCGCTGACATTGTTGGCGTAGCCGTATTGTTTGCCATGCTGCCAGAGGTATCCCTCTGGCATACGGTCGGTCCTTACGACCGCATCAGTGCGACCATGAAGCGAAATGTATTTCTTCGCTACATCGCTGGAGCCGGGATGTTGGCCCCATCCCGCTTCACTGCCATGTCCAAGAGCATCTTTCATCGCCTGATCCTCACTCGTGCATTTTTGTCGTCAACGCGCGTGAACTGCGCTAGCTTTTCCGCGACGGCCTGTCGGCGACTTGCGCCAACCTTGCTCCAGATATTTCCGGTGGTCGTGACCTTCTGGCCAGCCGCAGTAAGACCGTGAAATCCGATATGCTTCTCGACCTTAAACTGATGCGCGGCTCTGCCGAACGCACCTTTTCCGTCGCTGCCGTGTCCCAATGGGTCTTTCATCTTTTTATTCTTTCATGATCGACTTTGGCTTGTCAGCGACAAACCTGTCGAGTTCTTTATCCAATTCCGGGCCGATAGGAAGTAACGCATGCGGGCATTGTTTAAGCCGCAGCGCGTCGTCATATTGTCGTTTGCACTTCGGGCACGTAACGATCACGAATTATACCCCCGCTCCCACTCTGCCGCCAGACTGCCTTCGTTCGGAGTGAGCAAATCCGAATGTGGATTTTCCGCCGGTCGCCCCAGACGTTTTGCTTCGAGGCCCTTGTGATACGCGATCTCCAGCGGCGACATCGTCGGCGTTGGCGTGAAACTATTGTGAGGCACTGCAATCGTAACTCCGATTGAGTGCGTAGGTTTCGAAAATCTTTGCATCAGCGGCCCTTGAGGAGCCTATGGATCGCGCTCGCTTCGCCAGCCCCTATCCTTCGACCGGAACGATTGGACGATGCGATTGCTTTGTTGACCGCGTCAGGATTATATCCGTGACGACTGCCATACTGATTATATCCAGCCTTGCTCGCCGCATTCTGGATATTGTCACTCGGGCGGGGGATGCCCTGACTATCATGCGTAGGGATCGTCGCCGACTTTGCTCCAGAGGCAAGCTCGCTCGCGGCCTGTCCAGCGCCGACCGGGCGAGACTTCGCATCCTGCTCGGCCCAGCGGTTCAACTGCGATTGCGCGGTTGCATGAGCATCCGAGAGATCGTCAGTATGATAATCGTTTTTCGATTGATACGCGCCATTGCGGAATGTCTGCACAACGTTCTCGCCCCATTCCGGGTTCTTGTAGACCTTCGCGGAGTGCGGACCCAACGTGTAGGTCTTCACGAGGCGCATACCCTTGGCGCTCGGCTTCGTGCCGCCGCGCTCATCGCTGCCGTGTCCTTTTGCATCCTTCATCGCTCAGTATCCTTGGCTATCGTCAGCGCCGCCCCATTCGCTTCCTTCGTCATCGTCGGTGGAAGCGTCGGTGGCGCTTGCTTGAGGGTTCTGCTCGGTGTTTTGCATTGCATCGTGCGTAAGCAGCGGGCCAGACTTGCCGCCTCCGCCAAGCGCATCCGCCGCGACTTGGTCACTGACTTCCTTCCGAGTGTGGAGATTTTTCTTGAAGGCCATCGATCATCTTCTCACTTGCTCAGAAATTTGCGGGGACCGGAATAGGTCTTTCCGTTGTCGTGCAGGATCGAAACGCTATGGTCGTCGAGCTTCGTGATCTTGCCGGGGAAGCCCGCGCCTCCCTTAGCTCCAAAGCCGAGCCACGCACGGTCGCCCACTGACATGCTATCGTGAACCGGAGCCGCGTCTGACTTCGACGTGCCACTGTGCAGCATACGACCGGCAGCGATATCGTCCTTGAGCTTCGACTGCATGCCCTCAATCAAACCATGTCCCGGGGCGTCCTGCGCTCCGCCGCGATCACGGTATCCGAGGACAGTCGCCGCGTCGTTGACTTGATCGTTATACTTGGTTTCTAGCTTGCCCATGTCCTGCGCGTTGCGCGCTGCCTCGCTGGCATCCTTGATGATATAGCGAAGCTCGTCGCTGCTCTTGGCATGGTACGGATGATTGGGGATAGGCTTTCGCGCGCCGCCTGCACGTCCATTGCTGCCGTGTCCTAATGCATCTTTCATCGCGCATTCCTTTTGCCGAACTGCGGCAGGGAGGAGCGGGGCGTCTTGAGCAACGCTGCGTTCTCCGCCGTCGTGTAGTCGGCTTGCGTTCCGTTAAACCGACCGGCGACCATGGCCGGATGAATTGGTACAGCCGAGGACTTCGCAGACATCAGAGCTTGCGCCGCTGCTTCGTTCGATGCCGTGTTGCGAGCAGGATACTCGCCGCCATGAACAAAAGGCTTAGACGGAATAACACTCCGGCCAGACCCAGTAACAAACTGGGACCCAGAGCGCCCGTTGCTACCGTGTCCTGCCGCATCCTTCATCGCTTTGCCCTTGGGTCGTTCGGATCGAGATACGAATGCCCCGCTGCTTTTCCAAGCCTAGACTTGAACACATCGGCCTTACGCGACACGGCTGCCGCGTTCTTACCCGGACCCTTGAACCGATAGTTGCCTCCGGTAGCTGCCGCGACGAAGTAGTCCCGGCGGAAGCCCGGGTTCGTGGTGGCAAGCTTGTCCGCAGTAGCATGAACCTCGGCCTCGGAAGCGCCCTTGGCCTTGAGGTCAGCGGCAATCGCCTCGAAGTGTCTGCGCTGTAGCTTCGGCGTATCCTGCGTACCTTGCGCGTGCGCGCCAGTCGAGTTGCTGCCGTGTCCCAATGCGTCTTTCATGTCGAGTACCCCATAGCGTTCTTGATGCCTTGAAGCAGCGTTGCCACGTGACCGGGGCCTTGTGCTGTCGATAGTCGGTTACGGAGATCGGAGATGTGATCGTTCGCTGACATCCTCGGCATGGGCCGAGGTGGAACGGAGAACCGTGCGCCCGATGAGATAGCGATCTTGTTCCGGGCGAAGTCCGTCCGGTTCGCGCTACTACCGTGGCCGAGCGCGTCCTTCATCGCTCAGCATCCCTTGCAATCTTTGTTGTGATAGCTGGTATCGTGCTTACCGAGAACAGCGTCGGCCTTGTGCTTGATCTTCGACGCCTGCTCGGGGGAGAGCTTGCCCTTGGCGACCATCTCGCTCTCACGAGATAGCGCATCTCGCGCATGCGATGCGTTCTCTACCGGGTACTTGCCCGGCTTGCCGTTCTTGCCCGGCAACGCGAATTTGGACGAGGGAATTTTCTTACGTGCTTTCGCGGTCAGCTTGGCCATGGTGGCGCTCCGGTCTCTCGGGATTGGGCGTTAAACTTAGCGCATCAGCCCGTCCGGGACAACTGGCAATCACATCAGGTCTTCAACATCCACATCGCCCGGCTTACGGATGCCTGCTTCAACCTCCACTGCATTCATTCTGGCCTCTTGAGCGCGCTCCGGCTTAACATCGATCTTGGCCCGAGGCTTCTTGAGCTTCGCCGTCGTGCACGCCAGTAGCACGGCCTTTACCGGGTCTGCATCCTCGGCAAAGCTCACGCCGAAGTGCGAGCACATCGCGAACGATCCTCGCCATGCCTTCCCATTCTGAGATGGGACGAGCGAGATGTGACTGATCTCGCCACGCTTGGCGAGATCGCGCAAGGTATCTTCAAGATTAGCCACGTAGACCTCCGTGTTGCTCCGGGTGATAGTTCTGCCAGCCGTCCGCATACGCCTCTTGCACGTACTTGTCAAAGAGCGCGTCGGCAGCAAAGCTCGATGTCGCGGTCTCAGATTTCTCCGGCCACGTCTTAGGCGTGTCGCCCGGGGAACACTCGGTCTCTCCCGGCAGGAACGCGCCAACCTTGGCTAGGTCCTGACGGATATGCTGGATGCGAATGTCGCCAAGCTCATACCGGCCCGGAGTGGTGGCGCGATACAGCATGAGGATGCGAACCGTGTCGCCGGGATAGCGCGGCTCGGTCCACAAGCCTTCGTGTCCTGATCCTTCGCTCACTTGAGGTCCTTTCTCTGCCAGACCATGAACGTGTGCGACTTCGCAGTGTATCGCGCGTCAACCTTGAGGTACTTGCAGACCTCGTTGCCGACCGAGTACGGGACGCCGCCAGTGTAAGAGAAGTCCCCGGTTACGCCATACGGGCGATGCATGGTGATCTCGTCCGCCGTGATCTGTGTCACAACAGCGGTGCCGAACGGCCCCTCGAAAAGCTCGACGACATCGGCGAGCTTGAGATCATTGAGGTGAACGCTGATCGGAAACTTAGACATGACGGTGTTGCCTTTCGCTGACATTCTGCCATGTAGTCGTGCGCTGACATCCCGGTCAAGGCAAACCGGGACCGATGGTTAACAGGTCACTAACGCCTATCCTGCAACGGTCTTTAGGGTCTGTCAACCATAGGCCGAGGCCGCGCTTGCGTCCCGGATGCGCTCGTGTATGGTCGGCGGCATGAGCATTCTACTCAAGCAAGAGTTCAAGATGACCCCCGGCTATCGATACTACGCCCGGGGCGACAGGTTCGGCGGCGACCTCTACTCGTCGGTCGAGGGTTCACTGGAGAAATAGATCATGCCGCTTACTTGGACACGAACGCAGGATGGAGAGCACAACGGCAAGCCGTGCTATGAGTACCATGCCACGTGTGAAGACCGGCGGTATCACATCGTCTGGGCCTACGATCATGGCGGCCAGTTTGGCTACACGGCGGCTCGGTTCAACGCGCACGATGGCTGCACTGAATATCTAGCTAAGCCGGAGTGCCGCATCCCTCACGGCATCACGTGGGCGAAGACGCTCAAACGATGCAAGCAGGCTTGCGAAGTGATCGACGCCGCGCATCTAAGTCGTGAACGAACGATCCTCGTTCCGAACATCGCCGGAAGCTTCAAGTCGTTCGCCGACTGGGTCAACACTGCTCCGCGCGTTCTGGCGAACCGCACTTGCGATAGCAGCACGTGCACGATGCCCGTGGCCGCCATCTGTGTCGATACCGAGGGACGCCGCTGCTATCAGGGCGGCGATTTCATGAGAGCACGAGACGAGGATGCTTTCCCTGTCGTGTATTTTTGGGATTGCAAGCTGGAGAAGATCAATGTCAAGTAAACTTCCCTACGTGATCGAGTGCAAGTCCACTCTGCCTTTCTTCGAAGTGATCGCCGGGTTCAACTGCGAACCCCCAGCGAGGCGCTACGCGCAAGCGTGTGCGAAAGGCGGTCCGCAAAACGAATATCGGGTCGTCAAGAACCGCAAGGTGCTAGTGACGTTCAAGGGCGAGTTTCAATACTCGGATGTGGAGTGATGCTTGTACTATGCGCAGGACAGGGGCGTATCGCCGCTGCTCGCGGTCTACGCGAGGGGATCGACTTCGTCAGCTATGAACAGGTGCCGCTCGGCCCGGGCGACCTCGTCTACAGCGGCTCAGAGAAGCGTGGCTGGATTGACCGTAGGGCGACCGATGGCGAGGTTCTTGCCGAGGATGGACGCAATGCTCGATCTTGAGGACGAAATAGCTCTGGAGCTTGCTAGGCTCCAGCGGGCGGCATTTGAGAGGGCTCGTAAGCGCGCTGCCGAGCAACAGCTTGGCGAAGCGTGGATTGATCTCGAAGAGCCCAGCGAGAAGGCAGCGTAACTTTCACGCTGATCTTTTCGCGGGGCTATTTTTCACAATTAGGACATGATCTGTCGAAGGATCGCATTCTCTTGCGCCTTCGACATTTTTGCCGGTGGATCGTCCTTGACGATCACGCTCTTCACGGCCTTGACCGCACGAGCGATGAGGCCGACCGGCGTCTGCGCGAGACCGCCGCGCTTGATACTGCGGTACGGATATTTCTTGCCTCGACCTACGCCAGTGTAGACCCGGCCAACGAAGATGCCCTTGGGCTTCCGGTCACCGACAGGCTTGGCCACGATCTGGGGGACAATCTCGACGGTGCGAACTCGTCCGACTTTCTTGCCCGCCTCGTTCTCTATGCGGACGGTCTTGGTGCGACCGCGTACGCCCTTGGTCGTGACCGTATCACCCTTGTCGAGGATGAAGACCTTTGCCCGGGCCGAGCGTCCGCCGAACGGATGTATAGGCGACTGATTATTTTCTTCCTACGTGTCTTGGCCATGTTGGGTTTATTCCTTGTCCGGTTTCGTGAACCAAAAGTCCACAGCGGGCTTCTCGATCTCGGTCGCATAGTCTTTCAACCATGGGCCTATGTCGCTCGTGATCGCGGCAAAATGCTTTGCTTGCGCTACAGGATCATTCGGCGAAAAGCTCGCACGGATCACGAGGTTCAAGCCTCTCAATATCAGATGTTCTGCGGAGGTGGCCATGATATTCCTTTACATACTTCCATGTCCGGCGGGAGCCGTGCCAGACTTCATCGATCCAAATATCCCAAAGCACGACAGCGCCGTCCTTGTCAAGTACAGGGGCGGCGCGATCCATTTTTAGCTTCTCACGATTGAGCTATCGAATTTGAGAGGCGCAGAATACAGCGACAGCAACCCGTACGCCTGCGCTTGAACGAGCAAGAGCCTGATGATCGCGATAGCCTGACGGCATTCATTGCGCCGTATGTAATATTGGCCACGCTTCTTGACGCCCCAGTGCATCCATGCCTGCTTGAGCGTGTAATACCGACAGCCCGCGCGCACTCGCGGAGTTTTCTGACCGGGAAGCTTCTGTAGACAAAACAGATGCTTTTGCGATGAGCCACGAACATCATATGGCCCAAATAAAATCCATCCCCGACTATCGCGGACGTATTGCTTCACGCTCTGGCCCGAGCTTCGGCACGCGATATAGTGCGCGCGATCAGGATTGAATATCAGGCGCTCTGGATTTTCATTCGCCATTGATTGTTGTCCTCCATTGGAATGAAGCGCGATGAACATCATAGAAGCGAACCTTGTGCGCCTTCTCACCCTCCGGGTTAAAGTAGTAGAGCAACTTATCTTCCTTGACGAAGCGAATGCTCCAGCCCTCGGCCATCAAGCTGTCATCGCGGATGTTGCCGCCGCACTCGGCAGTGTGGATAGCGGAGTTCAAGTCCATCCGATCAGCCCTCCCATTTCGATGAAGGTCGAGACGAATGCCCAGACAAACCATATCAGGCCGTAGAGCATCGCTAGAAAGACCGGCACGACAAGCATGAGCAAGTAGCCGCCGCCGTGGACGCCAGCTAATGTACCAAGGCGAACACGATGAGGTCTATCACTGGGAAAACGATAATCGCGAGTGTGCGCCAGAACGTCTCGCTTCTTCCGATAAATATTGACGGCACAACAAACTACGATGATCGAGAGGAAGGCTAGTATCATGATCGCATATTCCATTGACATGGCCTAGCTCCGTTTCTCGCCACGGTTAACAGCTTCGAGGATCGCCGCGTACTGGGCTCGCTTGCGTGCTTGCCAACCGGCCTCGAATGCGGCCTTGGCGCACGCCTCCTCTTGCCTAGAGTGCCGATATCCTTCCATATTCTGCAAGTTGATCCAAAGCCGCCACGCTTCGTCCCGGGATGAATACTGACCCTCACCCTGCGATGGGGCGCAAGCGCCCTCCTCTTGGCCTGCCGATGGGATTGCGGTGCGACCCGGCGACGCTGGCAGCGGCGGGGTTTCCGCGCGCCAAGGCTCGTTTCTGGGTGTTGGCGGCCCTGCTCGGTGATCTTGCCTTGGCATGGATAGTTCCCACGGTTAACAGGTTGATGCACTTTTTGCACGTGACGGCCTCGGTGTGCGTCGATCCATAGAAGTCATTCCCGGCAATGTCAATCATCCATGTTGCGCCAACACCCACGCTATTGACGTTGGCAGGCTTGCCACATCGGGTCCTGACTTCATCGCCGATCTCGAAACGTTTCGGCGTGATGGCGTGGATCACTCTTGGCATGGTGACCGAACGCTGACGTGAGTGCCGGGAGGGTATTTTGGATCGTAACTGTCATCCCACGCTCGATAGCCTTCGTCGTATCGCTCGTCCGATATCCAGCGACGATAGGTGTAGCTTCCGAACTCGGTAGCGTTCCATCGATAGTGAACAAACTCCAGCCAGACCTTGCCCTCATCGGTCCAGACAGGGAGCCACGCGAACTTGATACCTTGCGAGGGTCGAAGACTTCGGAGGATCATGACATCATCCCTACGTTGATCGTCTCTGTCGGTGATACGCTCGGCACACCAATCAAATCTAGGTCTAGGAATTTGTTTGGCCTAAAATAAAAACGCACCGAGATATGCGTCGCAGAGCGGATCGTCTTCAACGAGAGCGGCCTATCGGTCTCAATCTTGCCGCCCGGTGCGCGGCGTACTCGCACGGCCACCTCTTCTGTCAGGCGGACAGGCTCGTCGAGGTGATGATTGGACGACATCCCCCAGAGAGAAGCGCGGGACCTTGCCCAGACGGTGCAGTGCGGATTGATTTTCTCAGTGACCTCGGCCTTCATTGTCAATACCCCGCTATGCGAGCAGCGATGTACCAAAGCACTCCGCAAACGATGAGTTCGAACATCATGCCGCCGAGGTGGTCACCCTTCTTTAGCGCCAGTCGAAGCGCAGAAAGTATCGCAGCTACGCCAGAAACCCAGAATGGGATCGAAACGACTTGCCAGACGGTGATCATGCTTTGCTCCGTATCGTCGAGACCGGATACCATCGCTGAGAAATTCCACGCTCGACCATGTCGAACGGATGAGTAGGATCGTCGAGCGTAAAGCACAATCCATGGTGGTCGTCAAGTCGCACGCCCTTGCACGTTCCGGCCTCGCCGTTAAAAGTCTGCACAGTCGCGCCCACGAGAGCATCCTCGGCCTTGTGAAGCCAATCCAGAATATTCACGACAGCTTGCTCGTATGCCATCAATCGATCTCCAGCCCGGCGAAACGAGCGCCAAGCGCGTTCTTGGGTTCGTCGAACTCGTCCGTGATAGGCTCGCTCTCGCCCGGCGGGTTCCACTCAAGAGCTTCGCGCTCAACCGAAATGCGGAGTTTCGCCTTGGCACGTTCCGATAGCGCGCGTGGGAGGTTTGGCGGCTTGGTCATTGCGATCTCAGGGACAGCGCCGGACCTCTTCACATCATCAAGCGCGACGACGCCGAGGTGCGCGGTCACCACGATCTTCTTGTCCATAGCTCCAAAGTCTGCCGAGCCCTTCGTGGTGAATTTTATCAGCCCCTCGCGTAGAAGAAATTCGCCGAACCGTGCAGCGAGACTACGCTCGATTGGCATCTGGAATTTTCCGTACTCGACAGCATCGTACGCAGTCGTGACCTTTGTCGCACGAACGCGGCGGTATGGCACCATCGGCACGCACTGCGGACAGGAAAACTCTCGCCATGGAGGGGCAAGATAGCACGGAGGGGAAAGATCGTCAGCCGAGTTCGTTACCTGCAACTCCGGGAAAACTTGTAGCCGTACGATCTTCTGATCGCGACAGATGTCGCACTTATCCGGGGAAACCGCCATGGCCGTCTCCGCCGTTGCGTCTAAACTGGCGGTTACCCGCGATGAAGCAGACAACGATGAACATCACGAAGAGGCCAGCCGCGTCGCCAAGATACCATTTCCAGTCCTTCGAGAATGGCGCGATGACGAAGGCCGCAGCGGACAGATAGAGAAACGTACGGGCTACCACGGTCTCGAAGAAACGCTTGCGGTTCTCGTCGCGCTGATCGAGAGCAAACTCGATGGACGGAAACTTCGGTGAGAGCTTTCGTTTCTCCTCGAAGAACTTCTGATCAGCTTCGCGGTCGAGATCGGTCATGACATCCTCACATGAGTTCGTCTATATCGGCCTGTCGTCTGGCCTCGGCATCGTCTAAACCATCCTGCGGCTCGGTGTCAAGCTCCATTTCAGGCATTGCCTCACGATACTCGGCCTCGTGCTCTTTAAGGAATTTCCGCGCATGGCGCTGCTCGGTAGCGATGATCCTCGCGCAGTGGACGCAGCCGCCGCCAGCGACGTAGCGCGTGGTCGTACCGCACGCTGGGTGCTTGGTACCAGTATACGTGCGAAGTCCTAACTCGAATGCGCTTTGCCT